GGCGGCTACTTGTGTCAGTGTCAGACGGAATCCGTAGAGTACGATACCGGCACGCAGCACCTGCTTGGTGCAGAACTTGATACCTGGAACCCATGTCTCAGGCAGTTTGTTGCGCAGGCTGTTGGCATAAAGCATTCCCAAAATGATACCCACAATCAGTGGACTGAAAGAAAGACTTTTCACGAAGGGGATTTCGGCAATGTAGAAGGCTGCAAAAGAAAATAATGCAATCAATAAAATACCATGGAGGGTATTGGCTCTGTTTCCTTTCTTGAACATATCAGTTTGTTTTTAGTGATTTTGATTTTATTTCGGGCGCAAAGATAGAAGATTTCCATGGAATGTCCTATTTACATTTTTTTATGCGTGATAACCAAAAGTAATAATTACAATCGGCAAATCAAAACGTGAACAATCGAAAATCAAAATGTGAATTTTGACACTTTTTGGCAAAAATCAAAATGTGAATTTATAATCAAAAAAAAAGAGAAGTAACTATATTAGCTACTTCTCTTTTTCTTTTAAAAACTATTTAAATATCAATTAAAAGCCATTATAGCGTTGTTGATAAACATAGATATATCTTCTTTATCTTGAAGTATAGATAACACTTCTTTAGTTGCAGTAAAAGATACTTTTTTTGACTCAATCTTAGGCCGTCTTGGAATATTATTTTCATCAAGCAAACGATATATAGTTTGCTCACTTTTAATGCCTGTAATTGTCATTATTTCTTTTATCTTTTTCCCTGATAGATAAAGCTGAATCATTTGCTTTTAATTATCACAATGCAAATTGTAATTCATTTTGATAACATAGCAAATAATTATCACAATTATTTTGCGGGTGTTTTGTTTATAAACAAAAAAAGTGGACTACAACTTAATGTAGACCACTTTAAAACCTATTGAAAGACCTTTAAATTTTCTTCACAGCTTGCATGTACTTCCAGATTTTGCCTTGTGCGGCATCTTCGTCCTGGAAGAAGAACTTGTGTGCAGCCTTCAGGATTATATCGTCTTCAAGAAGATGGCACATGTCAGAGTAGAACGCATTGAACGCTACATACTTGTCCCAGATTGTTGTCCCTGAAGGGAACGACATACCTTTGGTTGCGGCTTCGATGTCGTCTTTTGTCCAATGTGCGCCTGTACGACGGTCGCCTGACTTGCTGAGGTAAGTGATACCAGCTACATCGTACATTGCAAAATCTTCGTTGTAATGCGGACCGTAGAAAAGTTCATGCTGTTCACGCATGAATTTCCAGTATCCTTCTTTCGATAGCTCTCCGTTCTGCGCCATTCTCATGTATTTTGCCGCCATGCACGCAGAAGCATACATCTTTTGCTCGTTTAACACACCTGCTGATTTAGCTTCTTCGAGCATACTGTCATAACTGTATTCTTTCATATCTTTTTACTTTAATAATTGTTTAATTTCCAATAAATCATCAGCGTTTAATCTGATTTTACCAAGGTCGCCAAATAAAAAGTCAAGCATAGGATTCGATGGTATTTCTAAATTAAGTTCACCTTTTCCTATCTTGATATTAAACCCCGCCATCTGAGTTTCATACACATCCATTTGTTTGAAGATTGATACAGCATCATTAATCAGCATATCTGTATCTATGTTTCCGTTTTCGTCTGCAATAAAAAGCATTGCAGCATCCACATAGCTTGATATTTGTTTGTCAGATTTAGACAAATAGTTTTTCAATCCTCTTTTAATGTAAATAGAAGCTGTTGACAAACGTGGGTGAGACAAACAGAGTTGATCTATTTTATTTTCTCCCCATGTCTGAACAGCTGTTCTTATATCGGACTTTAGCAAATCAATTTTATCGATTGTGTACATTTTTTACCCTTTCTGTTCTTTTTTCATTTTCAAAAATTCAGCGTAAGTCATATTTGAATACTTTTCGGTGTATTCCTGGAATAGCATCAGGCTCTTATTTGCATCTTCAGAAATTGTCTTTTTCCATTTTTTCAAAATTGAAAGGTGGTTTTCCAGAGCTTTTTTACCTTCAGGTGAACGTTCTACAATAGGGCGCATGATTTTCATGTATTCTTGCTGCAAAATGCTCATTACAAGGTTTTGTGATTTTTGGAATTCCTCGTTTTCATTCAACATGGAAAATTCACTCTCAGACAACTCAGAAGTAATTCTGTCTATTTCATCCCATACAGGAGACTGACTTTGTTGTGGCTGAATCTGAGCCTGCTGAAGCTGCTGTCTTTTTTGCTCCAGTTGTTGTTGAGCTTGTTGTAGTCGAATGATTTCCAAATCCAGATCTGAAGGATTGGAATAGCTGGGTGTTCGCATTAACGGATCATTACCGGTTACATAGATATTCTGCATAATCTTCTTTTTTTAGATGGATAGAAAAGAAGTAGGGCACCCGAAGATGCCCTACCTTAAAATCAGGCTCCAGTGGATGCTGTCTGAACGCAAGCGCAAGGATTGTAAGAACCAAAGCCTGTGACAGTCGGAGTGTTAGGTAATACAACCTCTCCAGAAATCATGCGGCAGGTCTTACGATCAGTGTAGTTGATTCCGGCAGTGTAAGCTTTTTCGATTTCGCACTGGATAAGTTTGTCCTGATAAGGACGAACAGCAGCGTTGATAGCAACTTCTTTTTCCAGGCTTGCAATTCTGTTGGCCAGAATGTCAAAGTTGTCACGCTGTCCTTTGTACAAAGCAAATGCGTCAGCGTTTTGTTTTGCAGACAAAGCATCGAAGCTGTCACGTGTAGACTTATACAGTCCAAAGTCTGCGTCAACCTGAGATTTCCACAGCTGGAATTTCTCGTTCACGTCGATTTCACGTGCGCCAGCCATAAGTTCAAGGGTGTTAACTTTCTGAGACCAGATAGTGTTGGTCAGTTCTACCACGTCGTCGCATTCTTTAGCCCAAGACTGGAATGCAGAAGGAGTAGCAGATGAAGTTCCGCCTACGTTGTTGATGTTTACGTTTTCAGGCATACCGTTACCAAAGCCTAAACCACGTCCGCGTCCCCACAATGCTGCTGCTCCAAGAACAGTACCTGCAATACCAAATCCCAAACCAGTGTTAGCTGCAGACTTAGAAGCGTACTTGTTAGCACCGTCTTCATGAATCACTTTTTCAACGACTTCTTTCTTTTCAGTATCCATACTTTAAAGTTTTAATGTTAATACTATGTTTTTAATGACACAGCAAATTTATTGCTAATAAAAATACTGGATTAAGAAGCTGTTTTCATCCTGTTTCTTATTCTTTGCGAATATATTGCAAGTATTCCGTTACTCTTTTTTCTTATTTCAAACTTTGTGATAAGATTGCGTATTCCAGCTGGAGTTTTATGCACATACTCTGCAATTTGTACAGGATATAATCCTTTTTCTCTTAATATGTCTACTAATATGCTTCTTGCATCTACTACTGCTGTAGACTTGTTGTTTGAAAGTATTAATACTTCTGGTACTTCTGTTTCTTCAGAAACGAAGTGAAGAATGTAATTAAAAAGTTGTGTCTTACACATAATATTAAAATATTATTTTTTAGAATATATGAAATCCAAAAAAGTATCTTACTGCCACACCAATGGAAACAGCAGCCATACTGATTGCCAAATCTGTTATATTCCACTTTCCACCGTAATAGTGGCATCTGTCTGAATTTTCCTTCATTGCCAGTAGTATGACTCCTGCTGACGGAGAAAGAAGGATTGTGGCCAGAAGGTAGACCACAAATCCTATAATGTTATTTTTCATCTCTATTGAAACTTACCAAGTTATTCTACTATTTAATTACGCTTAAAGGAGAGTAATCCGCAGAAGAAATAGCTTCACTTTGATTTGAAGCCTTAGCAAAACATAATGCCAGATAACAATTTTCACCTCTATCGTTAGTTATAACAAAAGTATTAGCCACTCCATCTTTATTGTTTTTCCAAGTTGTTTCATTACCGTCTGAATAAACAAGATTATCTGAACTAATTCCTTTTTGATTGTACCAAAGAATATTAAACGCAAGGTCTTTTATGCCTGTTATTTTTACACTTTTACCGTTTTCTACATATATTGTTTCTTGAGTAGATAAACGATTGGGGTTCTCTCTACTAATTGCACCATTAAAAACGTTTAAAGCTATATTTGATAAAATCCAATCTTCTCCGCTGACTGCAACATTACTAAAATCTGCGCCTTTAATAATTAAACTTTTTCCCATAATAATTTCATTTTATAAATTAAATAATATCTACCATATCATTACCCCCAAATCTACTAAACCATAAAACCATATCTACCTCTGGTTGGGATAGTGGAACTATTTCTTCATTGTACATAAAATTTCCTATTTTAGGAGAGTTTTGGTCGGTACAATGTTTAATTCCATCATATAGATTACATTCTGTAAATTGTCCTCCATTTTTAAGTTGCTTTACATATATTTGACTTGCATAAGCCTTAGTAGAAGCATCTGCCGCACCTAAAAAGAATTTTATAGGACATTTTGCAAAACGAAAAGAGGTAACCTTTTCGAGTTCTTCTGTTGTTAAATATTTATCATTTGTTATAGTATAATCTTCTTTAACTTCCACTTTGCTGCAATTTCTCGTATATGGGTCTAAACCAACAACTTTTGTTTTGTCAAAACTATTAGGCTCAGTTCCATATAATACATTCATTACATAAGGTACGCTCGCTCCAATTTGGCACTGATGATACAACATTGATAATGCAGGTGAATCCAATACCGCTGCTTTAATTTTATAACCTCCTAACTCAATAAAATTTAGAGCTGTCATACCACCTTGACTTTCGCCATAAACATATATTTCATTTTTATCTATGTTATAATTTTTACAAACATATTCTACAGCCTTATTAGCTGAATCAATAGCCATCCAATTTCCTACAGGTCTCCCGTATGCTAAATTAAAATTTTCTTCTTCGGGCAATACGGGTTCAATATACTTCTTAGCATAATCATAGGGTAAACCATTTACCGCAAGCAAAGCATATCCACAAGCCAAAAACAAATTTGTAGGGATTTGATTTCTATATTCCACTATACCACTCGTAGTATATGGCGGCAATTGTGGGTTAGGAAACACAGCTTCTCCGCTACCATGAAAATAGACAACTAATTTTATAGGTTTGTTTAAACCGCTATGTCCTTGAGGTAGTCTAAGAATACAATGGTCATTATATATTTCTTCAGTATCCGCAGCTTCAGAAGTAGTTATAAGTCCCAACTCTTTATATTTAAAAGGATTTTTAGAATTTACAGGTACAGTAAAATAATATAATTCATCAAATACAATTCCTCCGACAAGGTCTTTTGAATTAAATTTTTGAGTTTGGATGTGACCGTCTTTTAATTTTAATATAGTATTATCATTTTCATCTTTAAGTTCAAAATCAGCGCTACCGACATTAATGTTACCTACTTCTGAACCTCCAGCCTCTTCTGAATTAAAATTCTTAGTTTGAATGTGTCCATTCTTAAATCTACATACCTCGTTACCCTGCTCATCTGAAATACTAAAATCCGTGGAAGCATCATCAACCAATGATAAATCTTCTTTGCCACTATTTGCATCAGAGACACTTTTCCAATTATCATTATTTGTCCAATCACTTCCTGTAGTAATATCGCCAATAAATTGCTCTATAATCCATCCTTGTTCAGGATTATTATAAGTTATTAGCATTCCTTGTTTTCTATGTCTTACAGGAATACTTGTCCTTGTATTATTTACATTTCCATTCCAAGCTATAATATATTTGTAACAAGCATCTATTCCAACAGAAATCCAATAGTTATCGTCACCCCAATGAATTAGATTATCATCAATATATTGTTCATTAGCAAATGTAGTTTCGCTTATTTTAAATGTAATAATTAACCCCTTTTTTCTTATATTAGCAGGGACAGTATTCCTCGCAGTAGATAAAGTATAAAATCCTTCTTCTAAAGGGTAATGATAATCTACATTATAGACATTCTGTGATTTTTCAAAGTCTAAAAACCTACGAGTACCTACCAATGAAAATCTATTAGAAATCCAAGGTAATCCTGCATATTCATATACATATAAAGTATTAGTAATATCTAAAAAAGATAAATTTAAACCAGTTTTTCTTTTTCCAAGAGGAACAACCTCTAAAGCCTTTTCTAACGTATATTGATTAGTACCGTCTATTCCCTCTGTAGGATTGTTTATAGAAACATTATATGTAAGTATTTCATTATCTAGCTCGGTAAGTTCTTCCTTGGTTGCATACCCGGCATCTACTGTTCCGCGGAAAGCCCAGCCTGGGTTTTGGAAGCTGAAGACCTTGCCGTTATCTGCGGAGTCTGGGTCTTCCTGGTTGTAGATGTTCACCAGCATGCCGCGACGGAGAAGAACGCCTTTGTCGTCCTTCGGTGCGGTGGAGTCTGCTTCCATGGCTGACACGGATGTGTAGGTTTTGCGGATTCCCAGTGAGCTTCCGTTAATCTCCACATTCTCGATGTATTCTACTATGTCGTTGCTCATCTGGCCGACTTCTTCCGGCGTTACTGAGTCTATCTTTGTCTTTTCTGCGAGCGCGATGGCGCGTTTTTTTAAATCTGTTGCTGTCATAAGATTATACTGTGAGGTAAGATTGATTCATTGAAGTTAAAAATAAGCCTCTTTTGCTCAGTTTGAAATATCCGAGTCCACCGTGTGCTGTTCGATAGCAGGATATACATAATCCATACATGTAAGTATCTTCTTCTTCTTTACCGACAAAATGTAGTGATAGAAGGAAACTAAATCCTCCTACATTTTTGTTAATAGAGGCTGATATAGGTGAAGAAGCTGGTGAGAACACTGAATAAAAAGCTTTTATGTCTGTAGCTGAGGAACCTATATTAATTTTAACACTTCTGTATCTTTGAAGAGATTCCATTAACGTAGTTGCATCAGATACGCTATTATAACTCAATTCAGTGTAAAGATTTTCGCCAAAAAGCGCATCAATTTTGTTTTCCACTTTAGAAAATGCCTGTTCTACAGTATCCCCGCTTTCAACATCTCCTTTAGATGATTTATTGTAATCAACCAAAGTACCGGCAGAATCATATATACGTTTAGCTGTTATAAGATCAATCCAGACCACCGCTCCTCCGGTATCATCACTCAGATATGCTTCATAATGCTTCTTCACCTTGTGAACCTGCTGATTCTCGAACGTTCTTTCATCCGAAAGCACCTCACGGAAACAAAGCTTGTTGCTTCCGATGGCTCCAAGTGCAGGAACCTGGTACAGCTTACCTGATATAACCACGCCACCTTCCACTACATTTTCTTTTGCAGCGTCAAGGCATCCCCACAATATGCAGTTGTCTCCGTATGTCCGCACAGCGGTATCAATCATGCTTTTAAGGCTGTTCTGCATGAATGACAAGTCGTCTGCCCATACATCCTGCCCTCCGTCGTAAGTAACTAAGTAATCATTCATAATCGTATATGTTTATTGTATATAGCCGTCCTGCCGGCTTATTGTATTCTACTATATTCTTAATCTCTTCAATTTTATTATCCAGGTAAGAAGGAACATTCACTATAAATTTAAGCTGTCCGTTCTGATTACCGTTGTGCAGATAAGTGTGCTTCTGTGATCCAGAATAATAGAAGTAAGAGCTAGGAGACTCATTACGCAAATACACCGTATTGTACAATCCCGTGATGTCCGATATATAAATATCCTTATTCTGCAACAGGAAGTAATCATTCAGTGCCTTCTCGATGTAGATTACCTGTCCGTTCACGCTCAGCCGGCTGTCGCACAGTTCACGATACTTCATCAGCTCATCGTGAAGGTACGATATGGGAAGCGTGAGCACCTTCAGAAACGCAAACATCTTCTTCTTCCTGAGAGGAGGAGGAAGAAGAAGAAACGCAAACTTGAAAATGTCAATTTTGTACCACATAGCTTACTGTATTAGATAGATCTTCTGCAATGAAGCAGCCGGACTCTGCCGTATAGTTGTTACCAGTCACCACCGTGTACGAGCCGGTGCTTGTCTTTGTCTGGACGGTTCCCAGTTCCACGTCGGTCACTCCCTGTACGTTCTGTATTGCGTCTACGCACTTGGTCTTGTTGAATGTTCCTCCGTACACGATTCCGGCCAGATAGGCGTTAATGGCATCCTCTACTGGTTTTCCTCCACCGTCTATGCGTGTGCCGTCTGAGGTAAGAATCTGAGGGTCGTAGTACACTTTTACGGCAATCTTGATTTTATCGGCCGGAAGGCTTCGTATGCTGAGGAATACACCCGCTATTTTAACGCTATTCATATAGCTTTTAAAAGCCGTTAGAACGTCTTCCGAAAGCGGAGTAGGAAGGTTGTTTTCCTGACCGGATACAAGTATCTGTATCGTGTTACCTGCATCCTGTACGGCACAGTATTTTACCACCTGCTTGGCCGTATCTGCCACCGCATAGCGGAAAGCGTGGGTCTGTTCGTCATACTCCAGCGCATCGCCGTACTGGAATGCGAGTGCCTGGGCGTGATACCAGCGGACGGTAGGAACGATGCTCTGTGCAATGCGTTCGTCTACGTCCTGCTTGTGGGCATCAAACATGACTTCCAGGGCATAGGCACAGGCAGCCACGATGTAGATAAGAATATTCTCGATGGATACGGTGCTGAAGGTGTTTTCCCATGTGGCATCTTCTCCTGTGATGCCATACGCTTCGCGCAAGGTGTTGTCCTCCATGAAGCGGTCGGTCATCGTCTTTTTTATTTCTGCTATAGATCTTGCCATAACTACACAAATTCTTTGGTGAATTGTTCCGTAAATATCTTCAGCCGCACCTCGCTGTCGGATGTTTCGGAGGTAGCGGGCGACACATTGTTAGCCTTGCAGTATTCCTGCATTTCCCGGTTTATAACCACGTCCGGCACACTGACCGTCATGCCGGGCGTAAGTTTCTCCGTGGGGCTTATGTCGTTATCGCGTGCCAGGATGAAGACCCCTGCGAGGTCTCCATATTCCTGTATTGCGATGTCAAGAAGTGTCTGATTAGGTAGCACCGTCACGTTCATGTCTTTGTCCTCCACATTATCCTTATGAGTATCAGTATCGCGCCTGCCCAGATGATTGCCGTAGTGTACCATGGCTTGGACTCCTTGCGTTCCGCTTTTACCGTCGATACTTCCTGCTCTATCCGGTCCATCCTGCTATTAATATGGGTTATCTCGGCAGACATGGTTTCTATCTTCGTATCGGTCTGCGAGGTATCCCTTCTCTCTTCCTGGGTGCTGCTGATCACAGACCCCGTCGTTACGCTGGTAGGATATTGCTTTCCGGTAGAATCAGGCGGTGAATACTCCGTTCGTTCCCAGCTTGCCGTAACTTCCTCCAGCTTCTGCCACCAGCTGGAGGAAAGTTCCTTAATCATCTCCTGCGTATGCTGATAGGAACTGTCCGATACCTGCGTGTCGGTCTTCGTATCCGTCTGCTTGTCGGTGGTGGCATCCAGCTTCATGGGAGGCTGCGACTTGCAGGCCGTCAGCATCAGTGCCAGGGCTACAAGCAGCAGAAAGCTTTCCATCCACTTGTAGGCCTTATCGAGTAGTCTTTCCATCATAACAGTATCAGGTTAATAAAAATGATAATGAATCCGGTTATCTCCAGCCAGAACGCGGGCCTTGCATATACTATCTTATTCCACAAATCCGACTGCATGTTATCGGCCATCACGTGACGCACGATGTAGACTATCGGAAGAAGCCAGGTAATCAGCAGCCATGGATTCGTACATGCCACCCATGCCTGCGTACTGAGCAGCAGAAGTGCGGTACCGCAATAATGTATAATTCCTTCCGTTCGTTCCTTGAATCGGGGTGAAAGTGTAATGATTATCATTCCTATTAATGCCAGGAACACGAGGAACTGAATGTTTTCAGGCGTGCGTCCTACTGCTGACACGAAGAACGTAAATCCGTTAAGCCCCAGGCAGACGGAAAACCATTTCGGGTGCTCCAGCCGGTAATAGGTCTCTGAAATTGAATAAGGAATACCGCCTGTCTTGTAGATTACCACTGCGGTATATACGGCAAAAATCAACGCCGATATGATTCCGAAGATTGTTTCCATGTTGATTCTTTTTAAAGTTCTACAAAGCTTTCCATCCATCCAGTACATCCTGCTGCACAGCCGGAATACCGTTTTCCACCAGGCTGATAGCCGATGCAAAAGCGCACATCGTCGCCTGGTCGTTCACATCGGGTTCGAATGTGGTAGGCACCTGCATTTCCCGGCACACAGCTGAGATGTAGCCCGATGTGTGATTCTCCGTAGCTGGTGCCCAGCGGTTGATGTATTCCGCGATGGTGCGGCATCCGTGCAGACGGTGGTAGTTCTGAAGCGTGCGGATCAGTGCGCGATACCCCCACATGGGAGCGATGAACTGGAAAAATGTTCCGTCCGTCTGTTCCTGGCGAAGTCCCTGCCATTTGTCTTTACTCAGCCGGATATTCCCCGGATTATTGTTGCGTAAACCTCTTGGTAACTGTATCATTTTGTTTCCTCCTCTTTCTTTTCGTTATCTAAAAATTGTTGTAAATAAGGTATCTTCCGTACCACTTCGAAGCTAAGCACATAATACATGAAGTTCAGCGGCCTGGAGTGAGGGAACAGCTTGCGCATGTTTCGCAGGGTGTTCACCCCGTAGAAGTAGCACACAGCATACACGATGCCTGTAATGCACTGCAAAGCCCCGTCCAGGTTCTTCATCTTCTCTCCGATAATGTAGATGCTCAGCACGATTACGTAGAACACAAACGTCTCCAGCAGGCAGTGAAAAAACTTCCTGTTGTTGAACCGTTCGTGTTTGGCCACAATGCCGGCAATGAGTCCGGCCAGACAGTTAATCGCGAAGATGAAGAAGATGACAAACACCATGTCCTTCACCGGTGCGAAGTATGCCAGCGTGATGCTGAATAGCGTAGCCAGCATGTTTTTGATTCCTGTAATGATTTCCATACTTTCAGTTTTCATTTTTCGTCACATTAATAAGTCGCATCCACGCTGATACCGGAGTTCGTCACCGTCACTTTATTCACCTTCTGTCCGTCTATCTCCAGCTGCTTCCTTATTTCCGTACGCCATGCAAGCGGGTCATGATCCAGCAGCATGTCAGATATTCCTACGCCTACAGCCGGATTCTCTTTTATCTCGCCTTTGTACAGTCCGATAATGAGAGCCTGGTTCTGATACAGCACATTCCCGACAGTCAGGCCCGAACGGATTTTCCCGTCTGTGCCACGTTGTGGACGTATCATCAGGTCGTAATTTTCTTCTATTAATATCCCTTTCATCAGTGTGTCACTTTTGTATCTTCGTAATCACTTTTATTCAGTTCGCTTGCCTTTGAGGCCACCGCAGCGGCAGTTCCCGTCTGAGCAGTGGCAGAACCGGTAGTGTTCACCTGGTGAGTGTGGTTGTTGAACGTACGTACCAGTTCGTTAATCTTCTGGGTAAGCGATTCAATGTTAATCAGTCCTCCCAGCTTCCCTCCGTTGATGGTAATGCTTTCCACTTCATCTACGGCAAGCACCACCAGAAGGGAAAGGTCATTCGATAGACTTCCTACCACTACCGCCGTGCCCACCTTGGGAACTATGAGCAGATGGCTTTCATTCTCCGCGAGCGAAGCACGCAGCCTTACACCCTCCACATCGAGCGTGCCGAAAGTTACCGTGCAGGTAGTTCCTTCCACACTCTTTACGATGCCCTGCCAGATGGTAATCTCCTTTCCGGCTCCCATCATCTGCATCAGGTTGTCACGCAGTCTTCTGTATTGGTCCATATCTTTCAGCTTAATCTAATACCCAGTTCTATCGTTCTCTTTCCACCGTCCCGGCTGAATTCCGTAGTGACCGCACGTACGTAGTATCGTCCGTCCTTGTAGTCATAGTCAGGGTCGCGAAGCTCGGCCACGTATCCCGGCTCACAGTAGGGAATCATCCAGGTGGTAATCGTTCCGTCATACCCATCGAAGGAAAGACGTTTTACCTCCGTTTCTCCGCGCTGCTTCATCGACGCATCATCACTGCTGGCAGAACGTATCTCCACGCGGTCGCCTCCAGTAGCACCCACTTCGTATTCCTTCACCTTTCCGTCTGGCAGAAGCGCTTTCACCACTACACGCACCTTCCGGTCTTCCGCACGTCGGTAAGTCAGGTCGCACGACTCCACGTTCAGCGAAAAGTCGTAGTACACCTCTTCACCCATTTTCGTGGCCGGAGGATGAATGTGCAGCACGTTGCCTTGCAGATAGATGTCTGCACCGCACTCTTCCTGCACCTTCTTCAGCACATCGTATCCCGTAGCGGTGTGTATCACAAACTTCTCATAGCTCCAGGTGTAGTCGCAGTCAATTTCGTATCCTCCGCCTACGCCATCTACCACCTTTTTCAACAGTGTATCGAGCGAGACATTCTTCAGCACTTCATCCGGAACAGGCACACGGAACTTGAAAAGGTCGTCTTCACACTCCAGCGTAATGCTTCCGTTATCGGTTCCTATTCGCTGAAGGTATCCGGAAAACTCCTCACGCAGTCCGGTTTCCGTGTATCCAATCTTCACCGACACACGGTCGCCGCGCTTGATCATGCTTTCCACCTCCAGCGCCTTGTTATATTCCGATGCAGGAAGGGTGATTACCGCCGTGTCTGCCAGCAGCTCCACACTGCGATGTATTTCCACCTTATCCAGCATTCCCAGACGGAAATCACCTACCTGTATGTCATATCCCATCGTGTACATGTCACCTGTTGTTATTCTTCAGTAAAAGCTTATATGTGTCGTCGCTGTATGCGTTGATGGTGTACTGCTGGTTCTGTATGCCCTTCGTGAACGGAAAATCATAGCTTTCTACTACAATCTGGTTGATGCTGAATATCTCAAACAGCGGACAGCGCACCTTCAGTTTGGCAGCCTCGCAGAAGTTACGAAGCTTCTGCACATCGTCACGCGGATAGTCGTCACGCTTCAGGTCCATCAGCGCACCTTCTATCTTCACCTGGTAATCGTCCTGCGTCCAACGTTCCTTTATGGAACCCCTTATCTTTCCCTTAGACACCTGACGACGGATGATAATGTTTCGTCCGGTCAGCGTAATCAGCGGCTCGATAGGAACCAGCCACCAGTCTTCCTGGTCCACCAGAGATATTTCCAGCGGAAAGCGCATCGGAACGCCAAGCGCGTTGGTACGTACCATATCCTCCAGCTCCGCCTCTTCCAGCATCATCAGTTCGTCGTATCCCGACGGATCCTGACGCGTTACTACCGGTTGATTGAAGAGCCAGTAAGGAGGCACTTTCAGCCCCGTGGTACGTGCGGCAATATTTCCTAATATGAATTTACTTACACTCATCTTGCGCTTGACATTGCGGTTTCCAGACTTCTGTTCATAGCTTCCAGTATCACACGCTGTATTTCGGTGGTATCGGTCTTATCCATCATCGTTACGTTCAGGTAATCGAAGAATTTGGTAATGTTTACGGTTATCTGCGTGTTCCTGGTTCCTCCGGCGGTGATTTCGTTGGCCTTTCCACCATCGGATGCAGGTACCGTTCCGGGTGTCCCGTTTGCGCCTGCTCCTGAAGGTGAAGTGCCTGCCATGGCTTCCGGGTCGGATATAGCAGCCTCCTTTGCTTTCTGACGGCTCTGTTCACGCCTCAGATTGTCATCATACCATATAGAAGTACGTGCAGCCGTTCTTTGCGTAGCCTTGACCAGCTTCACCGTACTGTCTACTCCGTAGAATTTTTTAGCTGTATCCTGTGCCGATTCCCATGCGCCTTCAAAATCACCTTTCACCAGTTTTACAAGAGCCTTTCCAGCCGAACCGATAGCACCGATAAGTTCCCAGAAACGGTCAATCAGGTAGCGCTTCAGGTTTGTGCCAAAATCCTTGATAGTCTGCCATGCAGTAAAAATGAAAGCACGGAATCCGGCAAACTTGTTCCAGCAGTACACCACCGCAGAAGCCAGTGCAAGAACTCCCGCTACAATAAGCCCTATTGGATTCATTGACATAGCAATGTTCAGCAGCTTCTGTGCCTTTTCGGCTGCAATTAAAGCGGTTACCTGTGCCCACTGAGCGATAGTCCACCCTTTCAGTATGCCTGTGCTGATAAACATGTAAGTGTTATATCCTGCCCATGCAGCTGTAAGAGGAATAACAATACTCAAAAGCCAGTCCATATTATTACCAATCCATACCACCATGCCAGAAGCTCCTTTGATAATGGGAGTAGTTAGCTGAAGAATAGTATTTAGTCCGTTCATTGCAGGGATAAGAGCAGGCTGGATAATCTGATACATTTCCAACAACTTTTTATTAAAATCACCTGCAAGTTGCTGCAACCTACCATAAGGAGTTTTTGCAATTTCATTAGCCATGTTATAATACTTACCGCCTTCACTTGTTGCACGCTGAAATGCCTGTCTCATCAACTCGAACGATACATTACCTTTTGACATCTCATCACGCAGCACACTTATAGATTTCCCTGTAAGAGCCGAAATATCAAGCAAAGGGTTATAACCGGCATTAATCAGCTGAAGCAAGTCCTGACCTTGCAGCTTACCAGCAGAGGCTACCTGACCAAACACCAGGGCAAGCTGCGACATACGGTTCTTGTCTCCCATGGCCACATCACCCAGCATCTTCAGGTCACCCATCACATTTTCTAATGGTACACCAAATCCTAGCATGGTCTTAGCAGCTTCCTGAATTCCAAGTCGATCATAAATACTATAATCTGCATAATCGTTAAGCTGTCCAAGAAGTTTCGAACCTTTCTCCATGCTTCCCGTAAGTACATTAAAGCTTACCGCCGTTTTGTCGGCATCCATACCCAGTTTTGCCACCACGCCAATTCCTGCCGTGAGTGCTACAATGGGATTCGTGAAGAATTCCGCACCAGGCAAAGACATGATAGCCGTCCGCAGCCGTCCGCCTATCGTGGTAGATAAGCGGTTGGCCGAACGGTCGGCAGCGTCCAGACGTTCCTGCATACGGGTAACTTGTCCTATTACCCCGTTGTCACGGCTTCGTATGTCTATAAGGAATTGTAGAATGTTCATAACTTGTTGGCTTTAGCTTCTTGTTTCCGGATGTCGGCCAGCTGGGCAATCGTTTCAGCCCACTGCTCATCGCTCAGCGTATCAGGGTCCAGATGCAGGTAATACCTCAACAGCGTGTTGTGATAGCCAATCCAGTTGGCTTTTACACTACCGTCTGCACGGTCTACAACTTTTTTAATTCGGCCTCCTTCGCCTCCATCATTCCCTGAATCTTTTCGGCCACAGCGAAGAAGTAGGCATCATCGTCCCTCATCTCCTTGTCACCGTCAATCCAGCAGTTATTCAGCAGGGCCTCATTCATTTTTACGGCATCCTTACCACCTGAACTGGAAGCCAGCGCATACGAAAGGTCTTTCCGGTTTGGCTTGCGCAGCACACACTTCTTATCTTCTACCGTAATCTCAAACACGTTGTTTTCACCGTGCTTTTCTTTCCACTCTTTGAGCTGTTCTTCTGTATATTGAAACATCTTTAAATACTGTTTAAAAAGGGTTATACATAATTGTTCTTGATGTTGAGAGCGATTCCAGGAAGCTCATGTTCTGAAAACTTGTCGCCCTGGTTCATACCTTTTGGAACTTCCGTGATTTCGTTTCCTTCAATCAGGTCCGTTTTAATCACATCTCCTTTAGAAGGATTACCATAGGAAACAACCACATTGAATGAGGCATCCAGCACATCGCCACCTGAAGCGGCTTCAATGGCCTCCAGTTCACTCTGCAAAAGCGTGAGGCTTGTTTCGTACGACTTGTTACCTCGCTGAATGCTGTGCGGCTTGTTTCCCTTTGCGTACAGCGCTTCCTTTTCCTGTTTCTTCACGTAGGAAATAGCGCGAATCTTAGTCACCGGACGACCTGCCACGATGGCCGTAATATCGCTCCATTCGTATTCTTTACTGTTAAATATGTCCATAGTCGTTATGAGTTAGTCTGTACATCAAATCCAAGTTCTACCTCAATCTGTCTTGCGTATCCATACGGACGCACTTTGAGCGTCATCTTTATGGTAGATGTAGCCAGTACGTTCTGCGTCGGATCAATGTAGCAGGTAGCACCGCTTTCACCGGCAGAAGTGTCCGCACTCAGTTCACCGTTAGCCGTCATGCTGGAGTTGATGGCACCTTCCACAGCAGCCTGCCAGCTTTTCAGGATTCCGGCCTGCATGGTTCCGTCCTGGTTTACGTAGACTTCATCGAGAAGGTAATCCAGCAGCGTATCGTATGCAATACGGTATGCCTTGTCAATTACACGTCTGTTTGTGATACGTGCGTAGTCGTCGGTAGGATCTACACACAGACGGTCGTCCGTGTAGAAGTATCCTGAACGGCCCACATGAATACGCGGGGTAATGTAACCTTTGTCGTAGATGGTAGCCACATCGTCCATGCTGTCTTCCACGGTGTTCTCACCGATATACATCACGGTTGGATACAGCGCACCGTCTCTCACACGTCCTATGTTACGCTGCACTGGGCTGGATGCCACACGGCCTGCAAAAATTCCCATAGCCGCACCTTTACTTGCCGATTCTATATCGCCAATCACGATGCACACGCGGTTGTCTTCCCCGTCGGACAAGTCTTTCAGCGATTCCGCATCCTTGTAGCTTCTTCCTTCCAGTGCGATGAATATAGGTGCATAGAGTTCCGTGGTAGCCCATTCTGCCAGCGCCTGCGCCTTAGGCAACGCGGTAAATACGTCAGGGTCGAGTCCTTCCGTAGCTTCCACTTCTTCCGCATCCGGGTCGCGAGCAATGACCAGCGCACGAAGCTCACCTTTCTGGCTTTGCAGCAGGCCGCGTAACGGTCCGCTGTCCTTGTCGCACAGAACGGTCATTTTCGTAGTCTTGGCCACCGCATACACTACCACTTTCGTACCTTCTTCCGCTTCCTGGTAGAATTCCTGTACCATCTTATACAGTCCGGCGTTATTTTCTTTTGTCACGCCAAGGTCTTCCAGTCCGGTAAGGCGGTAAATCGTGTAGGGAGTATTCAGCTTGAATGTTTCGGATACAGCTGTTCCCCCGCACACCAGTGCCAGCAGGCCGTCTTGGCTTTCGGCTACCGTGCCAAGCTGACCTGTCAGAAACTTAATGGAGATTTTGGGTAATGCCATACGCGTTCCTCCTATTATTCTGCTGCATCCTGTACCAGTGCGTACACACCTTTCTTGTCGTTTCGACGGATGGTTCCACCCACACGAATAAGGAAGGAATAGATGTCACCGTAATACAGCGGGTTGTCTGTGCTGTCAAACATTTTCACTTCTCCCAGTGCACGGCTCAGGCTGTTTGTCTGCCATGCCAGACCGGCTGCGTTGTCGGTAGCCTCACCGCTAACATTCCACTTTGTCAAAGTTCCACCGGTTGCATAACGGAGTACCTGCGAACGCTGCATCACATTGAATGAGAACAGCTGTCCCAAAATACCTTTCTGTGCATCGGCCGATGCAAAGAACGCACGCTGGTCGCCTTCTGTCAGGTCGTCGAGCAACTGTGCATACATATAGGCATCAAGAAGCAGGTAACGTCCTTCCTGGGGAATGTTGTCTGCATTGAACTTTGTCATCAAAGCCAATACATCAGCTTTTACAAGCGCCTTACGTTTACCGGTTGCGTCCTTAGTATGTGCCGTTACTTTTTCTGTTCCAGAAGTACGTACAAAGTGAGTGCTGTCTGGTGCCCAGTTGTACAGCATCTGTTCAGCCGCTTTTTCAATCAGTTGCAAACGGTCCTGACTGATTACGCTGTTACGCTTGCTGTAGCTAAGTTCCACCGTTTCTGCATGTGGAATACGGATAGGGTCTGTAGTCAATTCGTTCAGTGAATATTCTACGTCCACATCGGTACGAGTCTTTACCTCAGCAGGAAGACTGGAACGGTCAATTTCAACCGCACTCGGAGCACCCGCATTCGGAATGTGTACTTTCTTTCCCATGTTAACGTACATATCGTCGTTAACCGCCTTACTCATAAATGAGTTGTCGGCAAACAGACCTTCTATGATCGTGTTCTGCCAAAGTTCTCTTTGAATAGCCATAGTTATTTACCAAATTTTTCGTTATACTTCTGTTTGTACAGTTCCGGATACTGGTTCTTCAGTTCAGCCAGTCTTTCTGCCTTGTCAATTTCGTCCCAGCTCATGTTTACCAGGTCGTTCTTTCCTGCTCCTCCTGCGCCGCCTCCTGTCTGAAGAATATCTTCTACGCGCACAGTTCCTTTCTTCGGCATTTCTTCAATCGCCTTACGGGTGTTTGCTTCGTCAGACATCATCAGATTAAGGAATACAGGAACCTGCTCTTTAGTCAGTTTTCCTTCCGCTACCGCCTGATTCAGGAAAGCCTGGTGTGCGGTTTTCTTGCTTTCTGCAATCTGGTCAGTAAGTTCTTTTACCCTTGCTTCGAGAGCAGGCACCTTGGCCGCCTGATTCTCCATGGTGGTAATGTGTTTCAGCATTTCTACTTCATTGACCATATTGGCGAATGAGGAGCGTTTTTTCAATTCTTCGAATAAAGCCATATCTCTTGTTTTTTGTGGCTCGTTGAGCCGGTTCATAAAATAGTTATATACTTCCGTGTTGGTAGCGTTTTCGGTAAGTGCCTCTCCGGTGTCTACTATCCCGTCAATAAGGCCCATTTCCAGTGCTTCGCTGGCCGAAATCCAGTGTTCCGACCCGTCGAAATACTTCTTCCTCACTTCTTCCGCATCCATCTTGCAGCGGCTGGCAATCATGCGCGAAAGGTCATTTTCGAGCGATTCGGCCAGATCGGCCGCTTTCCGCAGTTCGTCGGCGTTTCCGTAGCTACCGCCCGACACGCGGTGCAGCATGATGCGTGCGTACTTGTTCATGTAAAGAGGCTTTCCGCACAGTGCGATGATGCCCGCAATGCTGGCAGCCAGCCCATCTATGTATATATTCACATCAGCATCCACGGTGCGCAGCGCATTGTAGATGGCAATGCCACTGAAGACATCGCCACCGTTGGAATGTATGTGTACGTCGATTTTGCCGTATGCAGCAGCCAACTCCATCAGCTCGGCCACAACGCGCCCGCTGTCTACCTTTTCTCCGTTTCCTACATTACCGTACATCAATACGCTAACCGTTCCCTCACCGGGTATCTGATTTTTGAAAATCTTATCCATTGTTCCGCTTTTTTCTCTGTGGCAAAATTCGCAATTCCCTATAAGGTACAGAAAGCTGTTTTTCAGCGTGCTACGATAATGTGGCATGATGAAAACCTGCTTTCTCGCTCTCACCTTATTACAAGAAATTTGCTCCGTAATGAATTAATTATCGACTATGGCAGACTTGAAAAGTGAACAGAAAAAGATGCTGGCACGCGAAATCTACCTGCTCGGAAGCTACACCTACGAGGAGATAGCGCAGAAGGTAGGCGCACAGCGTCAGACTATCAGCCGATGGGCAAAGGCCGGAAACTGGGACAACCTGAAGGCCGGAATGACCGTGACACGCGAGGCGATACTGAGCAGAATGTATCAGCACCTTAATAACATGAATATGGCCATTCTGGAGCGTGAACCGGCCAAACGTCAGCCGGATACGAAAGAAGCAGACGTAATGGTTAAGCTGGCCGCTGCAATTAAGAACATGGAAACAGATGTCGGTATCAGCGACATTATCAGTGTCGGGATGCGTTTTGGCGAATTCCTTCGACGCATAGATCTGGATAAGGCAAAAGAGTATGTAAAACTGTGGGACGTGTTCCTGAAAGAACAGATTAAGTGATATGGCTACCTACGAAGAAAAACAGAAGCTGAAGGAATGGGAAGAATACCGCCGCGACATAGAATGTGCCACGCCCGTAGAGGTGAACATGACGGAAGCGGAGAAAACCAAGAAGAAAATGTATCTGGAGGCTCACCCCGTGGAATGGATACAGTATTTCTTTCCCATGTATGCCAAGTATCCTTTTGCCAAATTTCAGATTAAGGCCATTAAGCGCATACTGGAACACGACGAATGGTTTGAAGTGCTGAGCTGGAGCCGTGAGAGCGCAAAGAGTACCATTGTGATGTTTTGCGTGATGTATCTGGCACTGACCGGAAGAAAGAAAAACGTCATCCTGGCAAGTGCCACAGAAACCAGCGCGGAGAAGCTGCTACGTCCGTATAAGGGTAACTTTGAATCTAACGGACGCATCAAGGCTTTTTACGGTGACCAGCCTGTCATAGGACAGTGGACCGACACGGAGTTTGTCTGCAAGTGCGGATGTGCGTTTACAGGCGTGGGCGCAGGTAACGCTCCCCGTGGTACCCGTAACGGTGCGGCGCGTCCGGATGTGCTGCTGGTGGACGACTTCGACACCGACGTAGACTGCCGTAACCCCGATACGCTGAACAAAAAGTGGAAGTGGTGGGAAAAAGCCCTGTATCCTACGCGTTCCGTGTCTGAGAAAACACTGGTTATCTTCTGCGGAAACATCATCGCCAAAGACACCTGCGTGGCACGAGCCGGTGCCATGGCCGACCACTGGGACATAGTGAACCTGGTAGACAAGAACGGCAAAAGCAACTGGCCCGAAAAGAACACACAGGAAGCTATAGAGCGCATACGCAAAAGCATCAGCAAGGCGGCCTACGAGGGTGAATACATGAACAACCCCGTGACGGAAGGAAACATCTTTCACAACCTTCCCTACGGAAAAGTACCTTCGCTGAAGAAGTTCAAGTTTGTGGTAATTTACGGCGACCCTGCCTACAGCAACAGCAAGAACAAAGCCAGCTCCACTAAAGCCGTATGGGCGTGCGGAAAGATACGCAGCACCTTCTACATCATCAAGGGTTTTGTAGGCCGTGTCACGAATGCGGAGTATATCGACTGGTTCTACCAGCTCCGAAAGTACATCGGAAGCCAGTGCACCGTATACTGTTACCAGGAAAACAATACGCTTCAGGATCCTTTCTTTGAGCAGGTGTTCAAACCCCTTATACGTGAGCAGAACGAGCAGCGGAAAGATAACCTCTACATCAAGGGAGACGGACGCAGCAAAATGGACAAGGCCACACGTATAGAGGCTAACCTGGAACCAATCGACCGGAACGGGATGTGGGTGTTCAATGAAGAGGAAAAGGATAACCCGCACATGAAGGAACTGCGCGAACAGTTCAGCCTTTTCGAACTTTCCCTTCCGTATCCTGCCGACGGACCCGACTGTATAGAAGGATGCTTCAACATAATCAATGAGAAAATAAAAGAACTCGACCCCGGTGTGACCATCGGATACAGCGAGTTCAAAGATAGTAACCCTTTTTCATGGTGATATTATGGAATTAAACAAAATTTATAATGAAGATTGTTTGGAAGGAATGAAACGAATTCCTGACAATAGTATAGATTGTATTATATGCGATTTGCCGTATGGTACAACATCCTGCAAGTGGGACAAAATTATTCCTTTTGAAAAACTATGGGAACAATATAATCGAATTATAAAAAAAAATAGGGCAATTATTTTGTTTGCAAGTGGCTCGTTTTCTTATAAAATTATATCAAGTATGCCTGAATTATATCGGTATAAATGGATATGGTTTAAAAACAATAAAGGTAACTTTATTAATGCAAAAAATAGACCAATGACATCCTATGAGGAGATTATGGTATTTTCTAAAGGATGTATAGCAAATGGGAGTAAAAACAAGATGATTTACAACCCTCAAGGATTAATAAAAAAAGAAAAAATCAGAATAGATAAAAGTGGAACTCGTTTTGGTTCTATGGTCGGTAAAAGGCCATCTCACAGGCAGATTATAATAAGTCAATATACTAATTATCCTTTTGATGTTCTTCAGTTTAAGTGTGAAAAAAATCCGATACATGAAACTCAAAAACCAGTAGCTTTAATTGAGTACCTTATCAAAACATATTCCAATGAAGGTGAAACAATATTAGATAATTGTATGGGTAGTGGAACAACAGCAATTGCCTGTATAAACACAAAACGCAATTACATAGGTTTTGAGATAGACAAAGAATATTACGATTTATCAATAAAACGCATCAATAATCTATGAACAACTTTATAGAACTTACCGACTACGATGCCACGATACACCGTGACATTCTGGACAGCCTGCTGCGCGAAGAATCCGGAAGCAGCGCCGTGATTGAAGTCTGCGAAAACCGTGCCATCGCCACCGTGCGCAGCCTGCTGAACAGCCGATACGACTGCGATACCATCTTTTCCGCACAAGGCGAAGAGCGGAACGTGCTTATCCTGAAAATATGCCTTGACATCGCCGTGTATGAGATATTCTGCCAGCACAACCCTTATAAGATGTCAGATATCAGGAAGGAACGGTATGACGACGCGATGCAGTTCCTTCGCGATGTGCACGACTTTAAAGCCAACATAGAAGGACTTCCCGAACTTCCTGCCGAAACGCAGACCGACAACAGCCCCTGGCAGATAGCCAGCAACGGGCCGTGGAATCCTTACTTTTAATCAACTTTTAAAACCCTTTTAAACTATGGCCAGACCAAAGAAAAAACGCCGCATCACAGAAGGCGGATACACCCAGATAACACCCGCCTATACCACCGGACCCTACGCCCGTGTGGAACCCGACATCATCCTACAGATGCCGGAACTGTTCTACTTCGATATGTCGTCCTACATCAGTGCGCTCAACGCTGCAAAAGCCATCGACTTCTACAACCGCACACGCTTGTATGACATGTACGAATCGGCCATGCTTGACCTTCACCTGGGTGGTATCATCGAAAAGCGGAAGGTGGGTGTAAGCCGCATACCTATCGAGTTCCGGCGAAACGGAAAGCCCGACGACAACGTGAACAAGGAAATCCGTTCGCCCTGGTTCAGAAAGTTTGTGAAGGAAGTGCTCATGTCAAAGTTTTACGGATACAGCCTGTTCCAGTTCTACCGTGGCGATGACGGATTCATCAACTACTACCATGTGCCCTACAAGCACTACGACCCCGTACGCCGTGTCATCCTGAAGTATCAGAGCGACACGGAAGGAATACCCGTAGATGCCTTTGAAAACATGCTGTTTGTGGGCGACAACCCGCGCGACCTGGGAATGATGGCCGAACTTCTTCCGATGGTATTATACAAGCGCAGCAACTTCGGTAACTGGAAGCAGTTCTGCGAAATATTCGGTATGCCCATACGTGAGTACACCTACGATGCAGGCGACGAAGAAGCACGCAGCCGTCTGATTCAGGACGCACGCCGTCAGGGAGCCAACGCCGTGTACATCCATCCCAAGGAAAGCAGCCTGAACCTGATAGAGAGTGCCAACAAAAGCGGTACGGTAGACCTGTACGAACGCTTCAAGGATGCCTGCAATACGGAAATGTCCGTCCGTGTGCTGGGTAATACGCTGACCACCGATGCCAAGAGCACCGGCACACAGGCACTGGGTACCGTTCACCAGGAAGAAGAAGACATGCTGAAGGCCGACGACCGCGACTTTATCCTGGATGTGCTGAACTACAATATGACAGACATATTCAACGCACTGGGTGTAAACACGGAAGGCGGTGAGTTTGTGTACGTCAAGAACCGGAACCTGAATCCGAACCAGCAGGTAGACGTGATTCAGAAAGTGAAGGCCATGGGTGTGCCCGTGTCTGACGACTACATATACGAAGTGCTGCTAATTGACAAGCCGGAAGACTACGAAAAGCAGAAAGCCGAAATCAAGGCGCAGGAAGAAGCCAACCGCAAGCTACAGCAGGAGATGGCCAACCAGATGGAAAAGCCGCAGGACACGGAGCCGAAACGAAAGTCAGACCGACGCATGAACATGGATAACGAGTCAAAAGCCTGGTACGAACGGGCACGAACCGACTTCCGCAACTGGTTGAGCGATTTTTTCGGAGTAGCCCCGAAAAAGAAAGACGGGGCTTTGCCGTTTTAATGGACAACCTCTACGGTGAACGATGCGGCGTGTGCGGAGGTTTTCATAATCAGCTGGAGCAGGGTATCGAATTCAGCAAGGAAGTCCTCACACAGATGCTGCGTGACATCTACGACGGGATGAACGTGCGCGACGACATACAGCGTGATGCGTTCGAAGAAACGCTTCGTCTGTTCAATGAGGCCACCGTAGAAGGGCTGTCTGATTCCAGCTATCCTACAGGCGATGAACTGTTCCTGGAACAGCTTCGCACCAATAACGAAGTGTTCTCTGCTTTCCGCACTCACCGTATGCAGAATGACCTGGCCGCACAGCTTATCGACAAGGACGGAAAGCTGAAACCCTTTGAGCAGTGGCTTGACGATGTGCAGAACATTACGGATCATTACGTAGTGCGATGGCTTCGCACGGAATATGACACCGCCATACTTCGCGCCCATCAGGCGGCCGACTGGAAGCACTTCGAGGAATACAAGGACGTATTACCGAACCTGCGTTGGATGCCTACCACTTCGCCCGATCCTGACATAGCGCACAAGCAATATTGGGAAGCAAAACTAACTCTTCCGGTAAACCATTCCTTCTGGACGCGCCATCGCCCTGGTGACCGATGGAACTGCAAGTGCTCGCTCGAAGCGACCGACGAACCGGCCACCACCGGCGCAGTAGGCGACTTCAAGCCCGTTCCTTCCGTTCCCGGACTGGATAACAACCCCGCAGACGACGGAAAGCTGTTCAGCGATTCGCATCCGTATTATACAGAAGCTTATCATGGAGCAGATAAGGCTGCTGAAAAGATTGTAAACAAACCGCATCTTAATACTGCTTTTGATAAAAAAGTTACTGATAAAGTAACAAGCATAGAAGATGAAATTCGACTAAATAAAGATTTTGAAACAGCTGTTGCTGTCGATAAGAATTCTAATATTATATTTAGGGTAAAAGGAAGCAAATCAGATGTACAATTAAGTGTAAACGATGCAAAAAAATTAAAAGATTGTATTTTAACTCATAATCACCCTGGAGGATGGAGATACGATAAAAACAGAATGGGACACATTGGTGCATCATTCTCTTTAAATGATATTGTACTAGCAATTAATTACGACCTGGCAGAAATCAGAGCTGTAACACCATTGTATACTTTTTCTTTAAAAAGACCTGATAAAGGATGGGGAGTAAAATCAAAAACATTAATACAATATTACCGTAAGAAAGATAGAGAATTAAAAACAGAACATTATTATTTAAGAGAAAAAGGAATGATTAGCGAAGAAGTTGCTAGAGCAATACATAGTCATGAACTTATCAAGAGAATAGCAAAACAATATAAATTTGAATATTCTAAATTAAAAACAAGATATGAATGATATAATTTTAGATGACCGGGCTTTATGGCTTGATTATTTTAAATCGCAATGTGCTCGTTGTAAATTATATAACGATTTAAACGCTTCTTGCAAAGCTTTTCCTAATGGAATTCCATTCAACATGCTTGAAGGAAAAATTACACATGAAAAGGAAATAAAAGGACAAACAGGAAATTATTTATTTACGCCTAAAGAAATTGAGTAATGCCAGCACCCAACATAGAAGAACAGGTAAAAAGAGCCGTAGCTGGACTGAACACGCTCTACACCCGCACACTTCCCGTCAAGGTAGGAACAAAAGCCGTATCGCTGACGAAGAAACGCTTCTCTGACAGCGCTTTCAACGGAAGGGCATGGCAGGAACCCTACCGACGCAAACTGAGCTTCAAAGGAGCGCAGGCCAGCTACAAGACTTTGGAATCAGGAACAAAACATCTGCGCGATTCTACATACTTCAAGCCTGAACCCGGAAAGGTGTACATACGTAACCAGGTGGACTACGCACAGATTCACAACGAAGGAGGTACAATTACAGTTACCGCAAAAATGAAAAAATATTTTATGTGGAAATACCTAAGTATTGTTGGAAGTAAAGGAAATAAAAAGTATAAGCCTATAAAGTCAAAATATACTTACAACAAGAAAGGTGTAGTCAGAAAGACAAAGGGAAACGAAGCGCTGACACGCGAAGCTATGTTCTGGCGAAACATGGCCCTGAAACGTGAAGGCTCGATTATACGTATGCCGCGCCGCCACTTCTTCGGAACCGACGCAAATATGTCGAAAGAAATTCGCAAGATAATCGAAAGAGAATTGCAACTATTTGTAAAGAATTATGGAACATATTTTAGAGAATCTCGTTAACTACATCGGCGAACAGATGCCCGATATGAAGACCGTGGACGAAGACTACGGACAGTTGGAAATGATTGACGAAACCACCCGCGAAAGCTATCCGCTCACCTTTCCGGCTGTGCTGATAGACGCTGCGGAAACAAGCTGGAGCAATGTGTTAGGGTTGAGTCAGGAAGGCGTGTGTACGGTGCGCGTGCGGCTCATTATCGACTGCTACGACGACACGCACTACCGTAGCGGAACGGTGGAAAAGATTAAGGAAAGAGATGCCATACGACGCAGACTGCATCTGCTGGTGCAGGGTCACGAAATAGAAGGAAGTACGCTTATCCGCACAAACAGCCGATTCTATACGACAAACCATGGTATAAAGGTGTACGAGTCTACCTACACGGTGAAAGTAACGGAATACTTTACACGCGACGAACAGAAAGTGCCCGATGTGAAGATAAGCATTACCCCTGTATTAAAACGATAGCTGAAGGCTCAGCTGAATGTGTTGTGCGGAAATCTTTTTCCGCACATGTTTTTTTGCCTCGCCCGACGGCTTGAACTGGTCGTTCTTCACCATCTCACGGATAATGGCCTGAATGCGGTATTCTGATAAGAAAAAAGCTTTCGACAAGGCTTTTACGACGTCGGAATAATTACGCAGAACCGGCTCCAGTTCAAAGTAACTGTGTGCTATCTGCCGATTACGTTCTTCGATTAAATGACTGTTTCTTCCCATAATGCTACGGATTAATAGTTGATGCAAGTTGGCTGCTGCATTTTTGTTTTTACAAAAATACGTAATTCGCTTTAAAATACCAAATTGTCAACTCTTTATGCCGTGGTGTGCCTACTTTTGCAGAGTCATGACAAGTTAACTACATTATTCACACTTAAACACAAAAGATTATGGCAATTAACTACAGCGTTGCAAAGATGCTCAATCCGCAGGACCGTGAAAGCGGAGAGTACAAGTATTATGCCAAGGCACAGGCTTCCGGCTCAGTTGGTATCAACGAATTGTCGGAAGAGATAGCGTATGCCACCACACTGACCGACGGTGACGTGCTGAACGTGATTCGTGCCCTGGTGAAGCGTATTA